GAGATTGCACTATTGGTTGAGCAATGGCGCTCCAAGGCTATAGATTACCTGCGCACGGCCAAATCCTATCAATGCCGCAGTCAGTCCGAGACTCGCGGCGGATTGGTGAAGGGGGCATGCGTCCTCCAAATGTGCGCGAATGAACTTGAAGCAGGACTCGCCAAAACGCAGGCCATGGGCGAAGTCGGCCAACGCCCCGAAGCGCCTGAGCGGCAGACCGCGCCAGCGCAGGAATGAGCGAATCAAGCTTAGGGATGGATACACCTGCCAATCCTGCGGGCGTATTACTACAGAGCTTGAGGTTGACCATATCCTACCCCTAAGCCAAGGTGGCTCAGAGGATGACGCGAATCTTCAGAGCTTATGCGCTGGCCCTGACGGATGTCATGAGCGAAAGAGCAAGCTAGAGCGTGGAGAGAACCCTAAGCAAGCCATTGGGCTCGATGGCTGGCCGATCAATGCGTCATAGCAAGCGGGCGGGGAGTTCGGCATATTTTTGGGCTTTTGGCACGGACACCGTTGCCGACCTGGCGGAGAGAGAAATTTCCCCTTTTGTCGACAAGCGCGAACCTGAACGTCTTACAAAACGCAGAGTTATCAACAGGATAATCAATGGCAAGGCAGCAGCTAACGGCAGTTCCGGCATCGCAGAATCGGCTTGATCCGCCAGATTTTCTCGCGTGCGCGCCCGCGAAGGAGTGGCGGGATATCGTGAATTCACTCCCGGCCGGCTATTTCAGGCCATCTGACGTTCCGATGCTGGCGGCGTTCTGCATCAGTTCGGCGTGCCACAAGGAGCTCGCCGAGATTATCCAGCGTGATGGGCTCATCATCGAATCGGCCAAAGGGACGAAGATTGCGAATCCGGCGAGCCGGATGATGCTTGAGCATGCCGGCGCGATGGCGCAGATGGCGATTAAGCTCCGGCTATGCCCATCGGCTCGATACACGAAGGGTGAGAAGCCGCAGAAGGGCATTATTGGCGGTGGCGGTATGAGACCTTGGGATGAGCCGGCCATCGCGTAAGGGTTCGGCCAAGGCCACGTCCATATATGGCGAGCGTAGTAGGCGCAATGCCGCATGGATCGAGCGGCATCTGCGGGTGCCGGAAGGTAAGCTGGTTGGGAGTCAGGTCAAACTCACGCCGGATCAGGTGGCATGGCTGTCGAAGATTTACGACACGCCGACGTCGCTTTTCATCCTGACGTTGCCAAGGAAAAACGGCAAGACCGCATTCCTCGCAATGATCCTCTTGCTGCATTTGTGCGGACCGGAGGCGAAGCGTAATTCGCAGCTCTACAGCGCCGCCCAATCTCGCGATCAGGCGGCGATTCTGTTCAAGCTGGCGGCGAAGATGGTGCGAATGTCGCCTGATCTCGCGGCTTATGTGAAGATCAGGGATACGATCAAGGAACTGGAATGCTTCGAGCTCGGGACGATCTATAAGGCACTTTCGTCTGATGCCCCTACGGCGCATGGATTATCTCCGGCGCTGACGATTCACGACGAACTAGGGCAGGTTCGCGGCCCAAGGTCCGAGCTATATGAAGCCTTGGAGACGGCGACCGCAGCGCAGGAAGATCCGTTGTCTGTCGTAATATCGACGCAGGCGCCAACGGACGCAGACCTTCTTTCTGTGCTGATTGATGACGCCGCACGAGGCGCCGATCCTACCGTCAAGCTGGTTCAGTATTCGGCCCCTGAAAACGCGGCTCCGTTCGAGGAGGAGACGATCCGCGCATGCAATCCGCACTTCGACGTGTTCATGAATCGCGATGCGGTCATGAAGATGGCGAGGGATGCTCAACGCATGCCGAGCGCTGAGGCGGCTTTCCGAAATCTGGTTCTGAATCAACGAGTCAATCCGACATCACCATTTATCTCTCGTGTCACATACGAACGCGGCGACGAAGCGATTGATCCGCAGGTTCTTGGTACTAAGCAGGTTTTCGTCGGGCTTGATCTTTCGAGCCGCTTAGACTTGACGGCGTTGGTTTCTGTCGCTTGCGATGGCTCCGGCATCTGGCATGTGCGCCCTGATTTCTTTGCGCCAGCTGTTGGGCTGGAGGAGCGCAGTCGCCGCGATCGCGTGCCATATGACGTTTGGGCGAAGCAGGGATTTCTAACGCTGACTCCTGGCGAGACTGTCGATTACGCATTTGTCGCGCATCGTCTCTGCGAGATTGCCGATGAGTGCCATTTGGCAGAGATTGCCTTCGATCGTTGGAAGATCAGCGCACTCAAAAAGGAACTTGCCGATTTGGGTCGCGAACTTCCGCTGGTCGAATTTGGGCAGGGCTTCAAGGACATGTCGCCGGCTGTTGATGTTGCGGAAGGACTATTCGTCGCTGGCAAGATTCGCCATGGTGGCAATCCGATCTTGAAGATGTGCGCGGCGAATGCCGTTGTAACGAAAGATCCGGCCGGCAATCGCAAGCTGGATAAGTCGAAAGCGACGGGTCGAATCGACGGTATGGTTGCGTTATGCATGGCATTGGGTCGCGCCGCTGCATTGATTCCGGTACAGCAGCATAAAGTTCATATGTTCTGGGTCGGCTGATGCCCTGCAAATTCTGCATCGGCGCCCAGCGCAAGCTGGTGCGACGCCTCTGCAAGAAACCCGATAGCAAATGGTGCAAGCGCGCGACAGCGAGGCTTGAGCGCATGCTGAAAATGGAGAAGAAGTGATGGAAGCGCAGCGAGCCTATTCGTTGTTCGAAGTGAAGGCGATGAATAGCGAACGTCGCACGTTTTCAGGTTGGGCGACGACGCCGGCGACCGATCGCATGGGCGATAACATCAACTCACTTGGCGCTGAGTTCAGGAATCCGCTTGTGCTGCTGCACCAGCACAATCACGATGAACCAATCGGATCGGCGACGCTCAACAAGCCGACATCGAAAGGCATTCAGTTCTCAGCAGAGATTCCCGTTGTAGACGAGCCAGGCCCATTCAAGGACCGAACGGATACAGCATGGGGCGAAATTTCCTAAGGCGTCATTCGAGCCGTAAGCATTGGGTTCAAACCGATCAAATACGCCTTCAAGGATGATGGCGGAATCGACTATCAGCAGATCGAGATTTATGAACTGAGCATCGTTTCAGTTCCTGCACTTCCAGAGGCGGTTATTACGGCCGTGAAATCCATGCGGCCGATCTCTGCGGATGTCATTCGTTCCATCAAACAGGCTGATATGCCGAGATTTCGCAATGGTTCGGTGAAGCTCATTCGCTTCGCTCGTGCTGGTTCTGTGAATCTGACGAAGTAGCACCGTCGTGATGACGGAGAAAGCCCGGTAGACGGCGCAATCCGCGCCGGGGCGCAGATCCCCGGCAACTTATTGACACGCAGGCATCGCTTCCCTTTGTTGAGGAAGTCATAAGGCTGCGCGCGACTGTTGTGAGACAGCCATTCGCATCGCGGTGACGCGACGCATCCCAAATCGGAAAAGCAACATGAAGACGTATGCGGAGCATATCGCCTCGCTTGAGGCGACGCGCGCCGAGAAACAGGCACGCATGAAGGCAATCCATCAGGGCGCAGTCGATGCCGACCGCACGATGGATACGGCAGAGCAGGAAGAGTTCGACACGATCGAGCGCGAGATCGGCACGATTGATGCCGATATCACACGCACGAAAAAGCTCGAAGCAATCGACCGCGCTACGGCAGCGCCGGTTGATGGGAAGATGAAAGCTGCTGAGATCGTTGATCCGACCAAGCTTTCGCGCGGCGAAAATCTTTCGTTGAAGACGGTCGAGAAACTGGAGCCTGGAATCGCGTTCGCACGTTATGCCATGTGCTTGACGCATGCCAAGGGCGATCACGCCAAGGCATTCAAGCTGGCCGAGCGCTACTACCCGCAGACCGAAAGCATTGTAAAGACGCTCAAGGCTCAGGCAGATGGCGCAAATCTTCAGGAGATGATGAAGCTCCGTTCGACGGTTCCTGCCGGAACTACGACGGATGCGACATGGGCGGCTCCGCTGGTTTATGCCAGTAACTTCAGCGGTGACTTCATCAGCTATTTGCGTCCGCGCACGCTGATTGGTCAGGCGCAGTTCCGACCGATTCCGTTCAACGTTCGCATCAACGGTCAGACGAGCGGTGGTACGGCTGGATGGGTTGGTCAGGGCAAAGCGAAGCCGGTCACGAAATTCGACTTCAACGCCACGACCATTCCGTTCACCAAGGTCGCTGCAATCACGGTCATCACGCAGGAACTCGCCCGATTCTCCGACCCGTCGGCCGAAGCATTGGTCCGCGATTCGCTCGCGGATACCCTGATCGCTAGGATTGATTCTGACTTGTTCGATCCGGACGTTGCGGCAGTTTCGAACGTTTCGCCGGCAGGTCTTCTGAACGGCGTTGCTCCGGTTGCTGGACCGCCGAAAACGGGTGTCGATTCAGATGATATCCGCTGCGCGCTCCTGAATCTCTGGGTGCCGTGGGATTCGACGAATATCGGTGCGCGTCCGGCGTATTACACGACTCCGGCTGTTGCGCGCTTCCTCGCGTTCATGCGCGATGCGCTCGGCAATCCGTCGTTCCCAGGCGTAACGCCGAATGGCGGCACGCTCGACGGTATTCCGCTCCGTGTCTCGCAGTATCTCGCAAACAACGGCGGTTCTGGTGGCGCTCCGTTAATTCTCGTCGACGAGGCGGAAATCTACCTTGCTGACGATGGCAGCGTGACCGTGGACGCTTCGGAGCAGGCGTCGATCGAAATGAACGATGCGCCGACTAGTAATGCTGGGACTCCGACGGCGGCGTCTGTGGTTTCCATGTGGCAGACCAACAGCATTGCCCTTCGCGCCGAGCGGTTCATCTGGTGGGGTCCGCGTCGCAGCGGTGCCATCCAGTGGATTGACGGTTTCCCGTCGGCTTGCGGCTGAATTTGGTAGCGGTTTTCGGAGGGCTCTACGGAGCCCTCCATTTCTTTGGAGCTCCCCATGCTTGTTACCCCAATGAACAAGAAAATCGGCAAATACAAGCCGGGCGATTCTTTCGATTTGAAGGAAAAGATCGCGCGCCTGTTGATTGCTGCCGGGAAGGTAAGGGAAGCCGACACGGATATTTCTCCGCGCACTGGCCGACCGAAGAGAACCTATCGTCGTCGCGACATGGCGGCTGAAAGCTGAAATGCGCCTTTTCGGCCTGACGATTGAGCGAAATCGCAAATCGCTCGCGTCCGTTCCTCAACGCGGTTGGTTTCGCATCATCGGCGAATCATTTGCCGGCGCCTGGCAGAAGAACGTTACCGTCACGCAGGCGGAACTCGTCAGCTATCCGACTCTGTATGCATGCGTGATGCGCATTGCTTCTGATATCGGCAAGCTTCCGTTTTGCCTGAAGCAGGTTGACGATAACGGAATCTGGAAGGAAGTTCCGAATCCGGCCTATTCACCAGTTTTGCGCAAGCCGAATGGGTATCAAACAGCGCAGCAGTTTCGCGAGCAGTGGCAGGTTTCCAAGCTCACGCAAGGCAATACATACGCACTTAAGCGTCGCGACAATCGCGGCGTCGTGATTGAGTTGTATGTTCTTGATCCATGCCGCGTGCAGCCTATGGTGACTGAAACCGGGGCAGTTT